TGGATGCTGGCCATGAAATCTCATCAAGTATTTCGTTAATGCGTGTGCCAGATAGTTGCCCTGCTGTCGCGCCTGTAACTGTACTGATCTGTGCATTTTGAGCCAGTCTTAGGGCATCTACGGCTTGGATGGTTGTATAGACAACATCGTTAGCGTTCTTAGGCGTAGTGGTCGTATAGCTAGTAATAAACCCTGAGAACATAGGGTAGGTAGTTCCGCTATAAGTAGCCGATATAGATACCTTACGCATCGGATCTAGCAGGCCAAAATAGGGGCTGCTCGGGTTTTGTGGGTTAAAATCGCCGTTCTGATCCACGATACGCAGGGTTAGTGTGCCAGTCTGGAACTCATCTGCCTGGGCGTTACGGCCGCGCTTAATGCTTACGCTATCTACTACATCGCTAACATCTACGATAACTGCAGCTGAGTCTGCCAATACGTTAGTACCTAGTATGCCTTCGCCGATAATAAATGCCTGTGCAAAACTAGGGCCAGTAGAAAAGTTGATGACCGCGTTAATAACTGGGACTGTCATTAGTCTAGGTTCACTAACGTGCCGGCAGGTATGCGTGGTAAACCTTGTCTATAAGCATTTAATAATGAATTGTTTACCTTCTCAGTAAAGTCATCACCATCTAATACGTTGCCTTCGATATTGATAGTAATAGACGGGGCTTGGTTACTATATCCAGCATCATAATTACGATCTCTACTTTGACCAGGATTAAAATTAACACCAGCCGTTGCGTTTATAGTAGCTGCAGCCAAAGCATCTGCAGTTCCTTGCGTTTCTATTACGGATGCGGCGGCGGCTACAGCAGCTTCAGCGGCTTCAGCAGCAGCATTTACTACCTTTTCCAAAATTTCATCTATGGTGTCATCCTCTGTAAAAATACTTGTGCCACCAGTACCACCACTAGCACCGCTACCAGCACCGGCACCGCCACCAGCACCGGCACCGCCACCAGCACCGCCACCAGCACCAGCACCAGCACCGACTTTACCTAAATCATAATTACGGTCTTGGTTTTGACTAGGATTAAAAGTAACTCCTGGAATCATCAACATGCCGCCCTTTAGCCTGTTGAGTTCATTGTAAGCAGAAAGTAAACTGCCTGCCCATGTAGCAAACGGATCTTTAGCCTCACCGATTGCTAAAAGATCGGCAGCAATTTTGGCATTTTTGGCTTGTATATCCTCTAGTTTCTTTTGCAAAGCTTCGGCTTTATCTGCGTTGCCTTCCTCAATAGCCTGCATAAGTAATAAACGAGTACGTTCCTCATCGCTTATTTTGCCTTTTAATGCAGCGGCTATCTGAATCTTTTGAAGTTCAAATACAGCAGCAGCTTTTTCAAGTTTCAATTTGTTTGCAGCTGCTAATTTATCGGCTCTAATCTTTGCAGCGGCAGCTGCTTTTTCTGCTGCAATTCTAGCGGCTTCGGCTTTAGCAGCAGCTCTTGCAGCAAGTAAATCACTACTTACGCCTGAGCCACCTGTATAGAATCTACGCGCAGATGGCCGTTTAACTAATTTAGAGGCTGTGCCTTCTGTAATATTGCCAGTTACAAACGCGCTTACAAAGTCTAATAAATTGTATTCGCTTACATCTTTAAGTAGATCGCTAACTGCTGTAGCAAACTTATTTACGTTAGCAGTAGCAGCATTTATATCACCATTACCTGCCATGTCTGCAAAAAGATCTACTAAACCTTCGCCTATAACTTCTTTAGCATTGGCAGATGCAACAGCCAATTTATCTATAGATCCGGCAAATGTATCAATATAGGCTTTGTTTGCACCTTTGCTCTGTTTAATAAGAATTGCTTGAATCTCAGCAAAATCTTTAGTAGCTAGTTCTGCATCGGTTAAGCCTGTATTTAATTGTTTTAAGCCTTTGTAGTTTCCAACGTAAGCACGGGATAAAGTGTTAATAACCGCTGAAAACTCCAAGCCATTAGCCCTAGCTACATCAACGGCTAAAGCCATTAATTCCTGTGTTTTAGTGGTGGATAAAGTTACTTTTGATAACTTCGCATAGGCTGGTCTTAGTTCATCATCTAGGATATTTGTTTGCGCTTCAAGTGTTGCAATAAAATTTTCAGCGTTTTGCGATTGATAAGCCAAACCTAAGTTTTTAAGATTTTGGCGTAATGCGGTTATAGCTGCATCATCCTCAGCAAAAGCTTTTACAGCTTGCTTAGAAAAATTGACTATTGCTCTAGTACTAAAAGCCAAGCCAAAAGCACCAGCTAGTTTTTTAACATTATTAGTTAATTTTTGTGTGGCTTTATCCGCTTGATCGAACGCTTTTTTGCCTTTATATTCAACGGCTAAATCTACTCTTACGGATGGATCAACGGCCATTAGTTATACCCCACAGCCGCATTAAATTTATCCCGGGCAGACTCGATGGCTTTAATAACAGCTGCGTTAGTCTTTCCACCATCCTCTTTCCATGCACGAAAAATTGCACGGCCTTTCATTTTGCGCGATCTACGGCCTGCGCCTGTTTGATTATTCGCATCTACTATCGTGCTGTATTGATTCATAGCTTGTACAAATAAATAACCAGCTTCGGGATTATTGCTCTTGCCGTATTTTTTATTAGTGCTAGTTGTGTAACGATACTCGCCAGCACCTGTATCGCGCCGATAAGTAGGAATTACAACCTCACGCATTTTTGCTTGCTCACGGCCGTTAGGGTGTACACGGCCAGCAGTTTCATAAATAGCACCCGATGCGGATGCATTTTGAATACGCGCTAAAGATCTAAAGCCTGAACGGTTTACCTTGCTAGGTGTGGTTTTGTAACCTACGCCGCCTCTAGCATCTTTCCCATCCCATACTGGAAATTTGCCGTTACCCGATGCTTTACCGTAACCCGATAAAGGGGCTTGGGATGGAATAAACCCACGCGCCTTAGACACAATAGGTTTAAGCAAACTAGCTAATTCTTTTTGCATATCTTTAGCTAAATCAGGTGTGAATTTTTTCATGGCTTTACGGAGTTCAATGCCGCCTTTTACCGCTACTGGCATCTTTCATCTCCTTATTTCGATCTTTCATCGCCTGAAGTAAAGCTTTAAACATCCTGCTATCTAAAGCTAGTAAATCGTTGGGCGCGATACCCGTTTCCAAACTGATCCGTGCGATCAAGTAAGTAAACGAGTCACGCCCTACGCTTCCGGGTCATCATCCAGAACTTCAACCTTTTTAAGTGTTTTTAAAAATTCTGCACCGAACATTGGCACGGTTTCGCCTGCAGTTTTTAAACACTCCCACGCTAACCAATAAACCATGGTCTGCATCTCATCATCTCGAAAGGCTTTATGAAAACCTTTTTTATAATTCAATTCAAACGCATATTCTATGGATGGCGTGATCTGATGCTCAGATACGTTTCCATCTAGCTTTGTAACTTTTAACTTTGCCATTTTTAGCCCCTATTCTTTCTTATCAGCTAGTTGTAATTACGATTGGTGAATTACAAGTAAATGTAATTGATTGTGTAGCGATGTCTGCTACTGCGCCGTTAATATCGGTAGTGTTATTTACCAAAATTGTGGTGCTGTATAGCGGGTTAGTAGCTGATACCGCTGCGCTTGTTTGCTTTAGCGTAATAGGTACTGTTGTACCCCATGCAGACTGCAGCGTTGCATTTACGTTTGCTGCAGCTGTATCGCTTAGGAAATCTAAAGTGATTGTGGATGCCTCTAAACCCTTAACGAACTTATGAGCAGTATCGCCCATAGCAGTTACTTCGAGTTCATCGAATACACGGTTGATAGTTGCCGATGTAACATGGTCAGTAAGTATTACTGAGTTAAGAGTTACAACGACTGTATTATTTAAATATACGGCCATTTGTTTATTCCTCGATCTGCTCGGTTACGGGTGCTTTTGTTTTTGTTTCTTTTACTGGTGGTGCTTCGATTTGCCCAATTTTAATTAAAAAGGCAATATCCTCATCTGTGTATGACATAGTTTAACTCCAGCTCGATAGTATGGATATGGTGAACTCAGCGGTAAGCAAGTCGCCGCTATCAGCATTTAATACACCGGGCGCGCTAACGCTGGTTATATTAAATACAAGGTTAGATGCAGCTAGTTTTGTGTAGGCCGCAACAATAAAATCCTCAATGCCTTGCAAGTTACCTTGGTTATCAAACATAGGTACGGTTAGCAAAATCTTAAAATTAGCCATAGGCGAAATAGTTATATAGCTGTTATTGCTGGGTGTGAGATATGGATCGGCTGGGATTACCACGCAGCTGTTAGCCAGGATGGTTGCAGGTGGGTAGGCGAATACCGACCAAACTCCGTTATTGGTTAAAGCCGTTGCGATGGTGCTACGCAGCGTGGTAATTGCAGCGGTAGGCATTTACCCCACCATGCTATTCGGACTCTGGTACGGGGCTAGCAGGCCTCGTATTTTGCCTATCATGCTGTTACCCATGCGGTAAGGGCTAGGGCTAAAGCCATCGAGTCCTACGCCGCCTGTCTGAGATACCTGGCGCGCTTGCCATATATCTACGGCCAAGATCATCGCAGCTTGTCTAACGCTTGCTGTATTAACGTAGGTAGCAGTCTTTGTATCTGCACCTACAGCTGCGCCAGATGGCACTACGCGCCTAAAGTTTTCATCGGCTGCAACCTTGGCATACTGAATAAAGCTATAGCCGCGTGGTTGCTGATAATAATTAAGCTGCATATTAAATGCTGGCAATAAATTTGTAGTGCCTGTGCTAAAAGGTAACGTAGCAGTAATTGTGT